GCGGGCCTCAGCCCGCTGATCCTTCACCTAGGTACTCATATGCCTGATAAGACTCGCACTTACGTTGCAAAAGCCCGTTATGGGAAACAAGGACCATACTTCGATGTTAATCGAGTACAGGGAACCATTTCCACGGTAACTTCACCTCGTAATAGCAAAGGAAAGTACACTCAGTACAATCCTTGTACTCACGTACAAGTCTCAAAACCAGGAGGGTCTCGTGTTGACTTAGGCTCAAATTTGTACGAACTTGATTGGTCGTACTTAAGCCTTGTTCAACATAAGAGACTTACAGACTATGCCCTTTCTCAAGGGTATATTGGATTAGATTTCCAAGAAGACAATGATTTTGATTTAATCCCGTTTCTTTTAGAATGGGATGAAACCGTTTCAATGTTTACAAAGAATCTATTCCAGTCTCTCTCCTATGGAGGGGTCACATGGGGCATTCGCCCTTTTATTAGTGACTTAAGATCGCTCGCTAACTCTCTTGAGAGTATTAACGGCAAACTCCAAAGTTCATATGAGAAAATTATTGGCAAACCCATCACTCGTCGGATTCCATTCAGCACATCGATGCATCTCGGCGGTCCATTCCTCTACAATAGTAGTGGTATTTTGACTATACGAGGTACAATCGATGGTGGTATGGTATTTCCTGACGATCCACTTAAGGCACTTTACGTCTTTTTGGACGAGATTGGCCTTAATGTCGACCTTAAGGTACTATGGGATGTTATCCCATTCTCTTTCGTGGTTGATTATTTTCTACCACTTGGGGATTTCTTGGAGTCTATTCATCCTCGCGGATGGTTTAATCCAAGATTTGTTCTTAAGGGAGGGTATTCTGTGTCAGCGACCGTCTTACAACAGCCGGATCCTGCGTGGAATACTCATGGCTCTCAATGTGAGTATAAAATCTATACTCGTAGCCCAGCTACTCTTAACTTAGGTAGCCGGCCAACCGTAGAGCCTAAATATAAATCGCCGTCTTATAGAGGTCTGTTTAATACAGCCTATTTAGCGGCATCGGGTAAGGAGGGACGCGGTTCCAAGCTTACTAATCCATTAGGATTTTTAGCTGGCCTTGCCACTTGGAGTGATGATGAGAGTTAATCTCCATCATTCCAGTGTTCACCGTGTATCATGTACCCTGGTTCCACCAGGATTAAATCTAACCAGACACCAGAGGCGACCATGGCTTTTAACACCATAACCCTAGGCTCACGTATCTTTAATAGTATCGGCACTGGGACATACAATTTATCAACTTCCGTTTTCGGAAGTGCGATGAATGCGTTCCGTATCGTGCCCGGTAAGAAGGCCGGGAAAACCGGACCAACTTCTTTTTCCGTTACTCGTCTTATCGAAAAAGATATTACGATTGATGGAAATACTACTCCCACACGTAAGAAACTTAGCGTTTCTCTTCAAGCAGTCGTTCCCGATGGTTTTACAGCCACCGATATCGATACTGCTACAGATGATATCGCTAGTTTTCTAACGGCAGAGACCGTGAACCGTATTCTCTTGGGTGAATCTTAGCCACGAATAAAGGATTGCCCCATATCCGGATTAACCGGTAGGAGCATCCGTGACTACATCCACTAAATCAAACTCTTCCTTAAGAAAGAAGAAAAGAGCGGTGATTTGTCTGGGAAATTTGCTGACAAAATTGGCCAATGACCTAGGCTTAGACCCCGCTGACAAACGGTACGCGTTAAAGCGCCTTCAACAAGAAGGTATCCCGTTTGTCACAAAAATCCTTCCCCTCTTCTCCGCTTACACATTAAGATGTGTAGAAGCGGGTAAGATTTTGTCCACGAAATCTGAGTTAACAAACTTCAGGTGGAAAGGCAAGTCTCCCAGCTTTATGCTAGGTTTCTTAGAGAAAGCCGTCAATGGATGTGCCGTATCTCTACGTATCATCCGTCAATTCTGTGACTTCTTTTATAAAACAGCTTTTAGTTTTACAAAAGAAGACTTAGAGAAGGCGCGATTAAAATACGTTAAAACCGACAATAGCTTGCCGGAGATAAACGATTGGGGTCGGGTTGAACGTATGCGTAAACTATTGCATACGGTCTTCCCGAGGTTTTCTAGCGCTACAACAGCAGATATCTTGCAGGATTCCAGACCAAGATTTGGTCCGGGCGCATTTTTCGGATCAGAAAATATTACTGGTCCTGGAAAATTTGTTAACCCTGAACACTTTAAGCGTTCAGATGCAACAATAGTCGGTACGTGTGACAATAAACATGTCCCGTACCAAGGCTATTTTCGCGCATATCCTGCCAGCCGTGAACCTATTAAGGTTCTTAATAATCAAGATACGGCTGAGATTCTGTTTGTGCCTAAGGACTCGCGCGGTCCACGTACTATTTCGAAAGAGCCCATCTATTCTTTAAAGATGCAACTCTCTTTCAACGATTATGCGTCGCACATGTTGACGACTGAATCGAACGGCAGAATTAATTTCGCCGATCAAACAGTCAATCAGAGGATCGCCAAGGAGTCCTCGAAAGACAGAAAGTATGCCACTCTTGACCTAAAAGACGCGAGTGATCGGGTACAGTATGTACTTACGAGCGCTCTTTTCCGTTATACTAACGGGTTAAAAGAGTTTTGCTCGCGTTTCCGGACAACCCATGTAAACTTAGGAGAAAATATGAAAATTAAACTCCGAAAGTTTGCAAATATGGGCAGTGGCCTCTGTTTTCCTGTGCTGGCTTTGGTAGTTTACCTCTCAGCTGTTGACTCCATATTACAACACCGATATCCAACTTCCAGATGGAAGCCGGCCATTATAAAAATGGTCACGGATCAGGTATACGTATATGGAGACGATCTCTGTGTACCCACATGCTTTTTTGCATGCGTAAAAGAAGGATTAGAAATCCTTGGATTGGCTGTTAATAACAGTAAATCCTACGTAAATGGGTACTTCAGAGAAAGCTGTGGAGCCGATTACTACCATGGTCTAGACGTCGCCCCTATTAGATTTCGTTTGTCTAATGCGGGACTAGGTCCGACTAGTATATATCGGAATGGGTATCTCCCCCTCCAAGAAGTTAAAAAGGATGGATCTTTTGGTACTAGTACCAATGCTATCCTTCAAACCGAGCGTTTATGTCGACAATTGATTGAAGGCGGTCTTTTTCAGACAGCCGAATATCTTTATCGAATTATCGAACGCGAGACTGGGGAGTTACCTAACGTAAGTCTTGAATCTCCTGCTCTCGGAAGGTACAATCCGTACTCTGGCTACTTAGGCTATAGTACTAAGGAAAACAGTCTTGACGTTTTTGAGTCAATACGTAATCCAAAGTATTACAAGCAAGCAACCACAAAAGTACTCGTACCGCTGACCGATCAGGTTTTCATTTCTGACGGGCTATGTCCTTATAAAGGAATGGCTTCACGTCTTGTACCAGCAGATGTCGGTACAGACGTGGATACATCCCTTGTGGATGACAGCAATGCGTTTTACCGTGTACCGTTACGGGGACGCATTACATTCAAAAGAACGGTACTAGGCAATCCGGAGTTAGGAATGGAAGGACTGTCAAAAGTCCCAAGCCATTGGCTACGGTCGATTCATAGAGGTAATACCTCACAAA